ACTTCATAGTCAAGGAGTTTATTAGTTACGCCAGATTTACGCAAGTCATTTATGAAACTCTTTTTCCAATATGGCTTGTCGCCATTTTCTTCCAGATATTTATTCTCATCCAACATCTCGCCTACCCGTTGTTGAATCAACTCAATTTTCCACGGCTGGCTTTTGAGTTCTGGATTGTTTCGATCACCAATGAGTAACTTATTATAAGGAACAAACTTTGCATCAGCTCGGTTCAAGACATCCCGCATCACCTTTACTCTGGTTACATTCCCTTCTGCATCCTTTTCCTGGATCTCAATTGCCTTTTCATACTTCCAACCAGTCTTTAGGTATCCACGCTTCTTGAGATATGCTGAGAAAAACATCCTGTAAAACAACGTGGTAGTCATCAGCTCGCCAATCTCCCAATTGATGAAGTCTTGGTTTGCTTGCCTACGCTCAATATCTTCGTGTCTACGAATATCAAGACGAAGGTTGGACATTGATGGATTTGATCTGGAGAGATAGTTGCGAACTAGGGGAAAAACATGAGGATCAGTGAGTGAGTAGTCCCACTCGTAATTGTCATCGACGTTAAGGATGCCTTTGTACAGATTTACGTTTATCTCATTCTGATCAAAGGAAGCTTGAGATAGTTCTTTAGCTTTGTTGTATCGTCTGCGAAAGATGTCGGAAATTTTGCTTGATGCCATATTGTAATAGTAGGGCTAAATCACCCTCTTTGTGATTCTCGTGGTTCACTTATTGTCCTGATTGTTTGTATCCCAATGCATAAAGTCGTGTTTTTTGTCTCACATTCTCTAAAACCCACATAAACCTACGTCGACTAAGATTCAATGTCTTGGCAAAAGAAGCGTGATCAATGTTATATCCACTATCCCGAAGAAGTTGATATACAAAAACCAATTGTTCTCGGGGTTCGAGATTGCATAAAATCTGTACCACCAACTCCTCGTACATAATAGTGTTGTTCAATCGCTCCTGTTCCAAGCCATCATCTCCTAAGTCATAACTCACCCCACCATCTTCCACTGGATATCTTTCTTGTAGCTCTGAGAAGTTGACTGACTTGGGAATAAAGTTTACTAATCCGTGTGCAAGTTTTAATCTTTTATTACCCATGATTCCTTTCTCTAAGAACTCCATTGTGGATTTCGTAGGGAGCAGTAATTTGATTATGGACGGTCGTCTTTAATTCACTTGCTACCTTATTACGAGACTGTAGATTCTGGCGATAATAAAGCAGGGTATTAGCGTGTCCAAATGTGTATCCCTTACACATAGCTCTGAGCCAGAAATCCCAGTCCTCATAGATTGGCAGATCTCGAAACCCACCCAAACCCTCATAGACTCTACGGTGCATCATTGAGGTGACGAGGACGCTCGTGTTGGTATTTCCAAATAAATGTTTCGGCTTTAATACGGGTGGAGTCTCTTGCAATTTGCTACGCTCAATAGCTCCAAAGAGTAAAATGTTGGTGTAGGCAATATCTTTATTAGCAATCACCTTGCCACACTGCTGGGCGAAGTCGGGAGCTAATTTATCGTCTGCATCAACGAAAAGCAGCAATCTACCTCGTGACATTTTGACTCCAATATCCCGAGCTTTGGCTACTCCCACGTTTTTTGGCAGAATAATTGAGGTCGCAAGAGCGTGAGCACGAGGATCGGTGGAACAGTCATCCACTAAGATAACCTCCAAAGGTTCAATGGTTTGCTGTTTTATAGACTCCATGCACTCCATTAACTGTTCGGGTGTTTTATTAAAATTAGTAACGATGATAGATACGTCTGCTTTACTCACCTTCGGTTAGCTCCTCACCTTTAACCTCGCCATACTTTCTCACAAGAGCTTTTTTAATTGAGCGGAGTAATTCTTTCATAATCCTATTGTCAGCTCGAAGCTCTTGTATCTCAATTCCTTGAGCTCTAAGCAATTCTGGTATTTGGCGAATAGCGTCGCCCTCTCTAATTCCTAAGTTCATGATGATCTCCTTTGAGTTATAGATTTACGCGAGGTCAGCCAACTCCTAGCTTGATTCGCCCACGATGGTGGTGGTGCACTTTCTGTTGTAAACGCATCTGCATTGACAAAAAAATATTCCATCATGGTTCTCGGATGCGAAGTCCAGTCGTGAATTGGTTTTAGAATGGCATTGGTCGCCTCAGATTCCTCAGTGCGATGTGGATAACGGGCTGATTTGACAGCCTCGAGGAAGTAATCATTTCGTGTTCCCACATTCACTTCAATTCCTGCCTGTAATGCAACCTTCGTCATCTCTCGACGAATAAAGAAATCATTTTTACCAGTTGATTGTACAAAGATTTTTACCTTCTCCAATTCCCGACGAGTAGAGATACCAGTCTGGAGAGATTTCTTTTCTACGTCTGGGTCACCGAAGTGGATGCCTTTGGGATATTGCTTAAAAGCCTCAATAGCTTTCAGGTCGTCATCGGTGTAGTTAAACTTTGAATCCATTGGCGCATTAAACAATGGAGTGTAATACTGAATCACCTTACCCTCATTGTGGTAGGAGTCGACCAGTCGCCACTTAGCGTTGGCTGGGTTCTTTTGCCAAAAGCCAACCGACACGCCGTCCAACCCAAAGTCCCACGAGAAGTAGGAGGGTGAGTTGAGTAGAAGTGGAAACTCCCCGTAGGCGGCGTTCTCGATCTCTGAGTAGACTCGACCAGTCATCGAGAGTTCCCAGTTAATCATAATTTCTCGGTTGAAGTCCTCTGTTGAGCGACGCTTACGCTGTTCTTCAAGCCACTTCTTATCTTTGCGTGGATCTAAGTTGTAGGGGAGGGTAATGAGTTTTATTTTTTCACCGTCTTTTCCGAAGCGAAGTCTCTTAGCTTTAGATGGTTTAATACCAGCGGTGGTTAGAATGAGGCGACAATTGGTGGTGTCAGCAGTAGCTCCCCAGACAGCACCGTCGTTATCCCAGAAAGCAAACTCATCAAGAAGAATAACTGTACGCCGACTTCCCCGAGAAAAGTTAGGATTACTTGATTCTCCTGCGATGACGTTGCCACTTTCAGGATTAGACAAAGACATATAGTTGAAGTGCTTATCTGGATTGAAACCAACTGGCTTCATGTAGTCGGGAAGGCGAGAGATCATGTAGTCAATCTTGCCGAATAGAGATTCTTCCTTGTTGCCAGTCAATCCACCACGGCGGTTATCAACATAATCTTCTTTACGAGATCCTACGAGTGCGTTAAATGAGGGGTGAAATAACCACAGCCAGATTAAACAGCCAAGTACAGTATATGTAGCACCCATCTCTCGGCACTTCTCAATGAAAAGATCTTCACCATCTGTAATGGATGTAATAATCGAGCGGATTAAGCGTTTCTGAAAATCAAAAGTCTTGAATCGAAGATGGAAGGGTTCTCTTTTTGGATCGTAGGTATAGAGAAATTGGTCAAAGAAGAATACTGGATCTTCCTGAGCCCGTTTCTTCATATCTAAAAGGGTTGCTTCGAGCTCTTTTAACTGCTTAGGAGGCATCTTTGGAAGTGGCATCACATTCACTGTAGCACAAAATTAGCTGTATGTGCAATCGTTACACCTAGATGAAGATTTCTTCGTAGTCAGACTCAACCGACCTGCTACTAAAGTTGCGACATCCAATCGAGTATGCCCTGTATTTAGATGGCAAAACATCTATCCACTCGTCAATCTTTTTTGCCAACACTTGAGGATCGACCTGGAAGTATTCAATCATCGCTCTAGCTCTAAACTCTCCTTTTTTGGTTGCTGGAACAAGCCAATCTTTTGGAAGCCATTTGTTATTGGGAGAGATATCGGGCATAAGCACTGGCAGGGCTGACATCAACGCCTCGTTGGTTGAAAGTGAAAGACCGCCATAACGCCTAGGTAAGATAAGTGCATCGAAGTTGTAGTATAGGTCTGAGTTCTTTTCTACGTTGCCAATTTCAAATGTTACTCGAGGATCAGAACACGCATACTCAGGTGGGAGTTCGTGTTGAGACTTAATCACTAGTTCAAAATTACCTTTAGCAAAAGGAAGGGAAGCTAACAAATCCAATGTTCCGTTACGATCTTGCCAAGCAAGTGTGCCAACAATATGTAGGAATCGAACTGGAGCTTTGTGAATTGGTTGCGAGTAGTATTCCCTACTCACGTTTTCTTCTCGAGCTTTTTCAAACTCTGCTGGATCAATAGGTGGTGGGAGATAGCGAACTCGATCTTCCCCAAACCTCGCCTTCATTTCATCAACCATCCAGTGAGAGGGCATCAAGAAAAGATCAGGAACAGGAAGATGAGGAGAATCAAGATTTTCACAGAACTCGTAATTAGTTTGGCAGATAACCTTAATACCCAGGCGTTGACACGCCAGAACGAGGTAGAAGTTGTACGGATTTTCACAGGTGAATACATGGGTGAGTCCTTTGATAAATTGGAGAATCTCATAGTTGCGTGGAGGGAAAGATGTTGTGACTTGGGTTTTCTCAGGTGGATACCACTCGAGGTGGTGTTGTTTGTTTGGCGAGAAACCCCTTGAATCAATGAGTAATATTTTATCAGGTTTCAGTAGCTCTGCGAGCCTACGAGTTTGTATTGCAAGTCCCCCAGAATTGCAAAAAACGATAAGACCAAATCTAATAGATGAGGTTTTTGTCGAACTTTTCATCTCCAGCCCTTCCGTCTAGGTGATAAGACCTTTTGATATTCCCCTCAGGGTGATAGATCGCAAGCTTATGATCTTCCCACGGATGAGTTTGACAGATACCGTGCATCCTATCTTCGATAAAGGTATTACTTTCCTCAGAGAAAAAAGTAGCCATGATATTTTTATAGTAGGCGGTACTCGCTAGGTGAGGACGCTGACTCCATTGAGTTGTCTTTTGCAATTCATTCTCAGGTTCACCGATCATTAAGTGCTTATGTGGCTCAGGGACGAACGCCTCGAAGTGAAATCTCACCAGATTGGTTTCTCCATCAGCAATAGCCTTCTTTAATTTAGGGAAATCAATCGGACAGTCTGGGGTGAGTGGGGTATCAGCCTCAACATAGAGAAGATAAGGAACGGTGATTTGTTTTACTACCACCTTCATCATTCCTGATTGATGGGAGTGCTTATTAAATAGGACAGGCAACACATCTTTGAACTCAAAGTTACACTTCCAGAGCAGTTGGCGGATAAACTCACGATACGCATCAGTCATGTGAGCTTGTTCTTCTCGAACGCCGTCAATGGTAATAAAGATCGGGGCATCAGTGTGAACTCGAATCGTCCTGATCGTTTCTTCAATAATAGAAGTATCTGGGTGAGAGGGGATGGGTGAGACAGGAATAATCACCGCCATGTCGGTTTCTGGTAAACCAAGATCGGATCGGAGCTGTTCTTTGAACTGATGTTTTTTGTTTATCCACCAGGCAAATACTTGGTTATTTAGGTCGGGACTTTGGACTACCTCTTTAATAAGACCAGGGACAAGCTCGTGATGAACGTATGTTGGGAAAGGGACTGAGCCAAAGAGTGCGTACCAGTAATTATCGGAGGCTGACTTCAAGGGAGAGAGATTGTCAGCGATTGGAACACAGCCAGCTTCCAATGCCTCGTACAATCTGAAAGATTCAACGCTAATGTTTCCAGCAGGGGCAGGGGCAGCTTTGGCGCGGGCTAAATAGGTCAGGTATTCTTTACGATCTAACCCTTGAGAAAAACCGAGAGTGGTTTGAAGATACCCACCATTTAGGGTAGATAGTTCTAGTGCAAGTTTCTCACGGCGATAGTGATTGTTCTGACCAATGAACGTCCAGTCTAGGTCTTTATCTAGTAAGCCAATCTCTTTGAGTGTTTGATGTGTATTGATTGCATACCCAAGTGGCCACATATACCCACCATATCCGTACTGAGAGTAGACCTTCATGTCGGGATGTTTTAACAACCCTACTTGGAACTTATTTTCTTCATCAGAGGTAACAAAGACACAAACTTTAGGATACTCGGCGAGCCTGGCATTGATCTCAGGAATGACATCTGCCTGATATGCACCAGGGATAATCACTACTGTTCGGTCGCCGTCGGGAAGATCGGCTAAAACCTCGTTAAGGAAGGTTTGGTCCCAGTATGAATTTTTTTCTAGCTCTTTTTTCACAGTGAGGTTCACAATTTGCATCATATATCAATCCTTTTTTTACCTACCCTGTATAATGCCCAAAAACGGCTTTTTATCTAAAAAAGCTATATAGCCTCGTAGAAGAAATGCATTTCATGACGATAATCAAGCAACGTTTCTTTATATCCAAGGTTTTTAATCCAACCTCGCAGGTCGCCTGAGTGTTGCTTGTAGTAGTTGGCCATAAATTCGGGATGAATACTTACCCATAGTTTTGGGCGGTAGATAGTGAGGATTTTTACTGCACCCTTGAGTACCTGCCACTCAGAACCCTCAACATCCAAAGAAATAGCAGTAGGAATAATACCAGTATCGTCGATCCTCATCTGTGGAATCTCTCCTGGATCTGACAATTCTTTGAATCCGTGATCTCCGATGACTTCCCCGTCTGCCGATGGTGGGAATCCAGCGAATAGACCACCATGATAATTGACTGTACTCTCAGAAGCAAAGCCACTAAAGCAAAAGAGGGGATTGGGTAGGGAGTTTGCCTCCCAGATAGCTTTAATGTTAGGCCAGACCTTATCGTTTGGTTCAAAGAGTGCAATCTTTACACCCCAACTTGCAATCAGGCCAGCAAAGTCTCCTTCTTCAGCACCTACATAGAACAGAGTATCTTGATCCGTCAGGTGTTTACGCATTGAATCAAGCCGTGCTTTTTCCCACCCACCATTTTTAATATCCCACTCAGGTCTACGAGCTCTATGCTCAGGAAGAATGATCTCAAACTCCCCGTTAATTGTAGTCTTTATCATGTTAACCATAAGTAGCTCCAAGGTGTATCCAAGGTTTTTAATTAAATTCTTCGAGCAATCTAGCAACTACATCATCGGGGGTATGCCCGTCAAATAGTGGAGCTTTTTCTCGCTCTGGAGCGTTAATTTTATCCCAATATTCGAGCTGCAAATGATAGGTGATTTGTTCTCCTGGATTCTCTCCAATACCCGCAATAAACCAACCTCCTGGGAACATCGTTCCGTCACTGTGGAGTTTGGATTTCCAAAGCTCTATGTATTTCCCTTCGTCAAGGTTCCATTGATGATTAACATTTATAAGAGCCACAAAAAGAGCTGATCGATGCTTGTATAAATCCAGGAACGTGTGATAACCGTCCGAGATTTTACTGGCATCTAGGTTGCCTTCTTTTATTTGAACATTTATTTTTTCTTCGTTTGTCATGCGAGGCTGGCTCGCTATCATGTTAACCATAGGTAGCTCCAAGTCATTTTATATTTGCCATGCCATCTGCATCAAAAGTAACATCTCGTTCATACACTCTTAGACGGCATGGATATGCCATTCGATTGCAATCTGGGGAGTTTTTTTCGTGTTCTTCCCAGTTTCCCTCATCCATGTGGTAGCAATAACCACAAAGCATAATCTCTTTCCCTCTCAAGATATGAAGTTCTGCTCGTAGCTCATCGAGTAATTTCAAGATTTCAAGTTCACGCTCAGTTTTCATGGGTGTCTCCAAACATCACATCTAACATTTCTTGTGATCTGTTGGTATAGGTTTCGTGCTTCTTAACATGGGTAAATCCCTCAAGTCTCATCCGCTCACGATCCTTCTCATGGTTGAGATAGAAGTCAATTTCTCGCTCTAAAGACTGGAGATCCATTGGGTTGTAGTGAGCTACGCCCTGGGTGTCATGACCCTGCGTGTGGGGGTGAAGCAGGAAGCCGCCTCGACCTCTGGTTTCGTAGTAGCGATCAGATACATAAAAAGGACGACCGCCAAAACAAGAGTCACCAATAACGATTTTGGCAGATGCCATGATGCGATTGAGTTCGAGTCCTCTGACGGTTGGTCGTCCTGAACCTCCGTAGTGTGCGAATCTTTGGTCATATGTCCTTTTCAAGAAGTGTACTAATTTTGGTCTGAAGGAGTACTCGGGGTGGTAGTTATCCGAGCCGATGAAGACGATTTCTTCGAGCGTTTTGTCTGCTTTTTCGAGCACACATTCTCGTTCCAATACCCCAGGCTTAAGAAAGAACCAGTTAAGGTTGTGGGCTGTGTAAAGATCGACCGCTTCTGGGGAGCCGTCTGCCATGAACTGATACTCTGTAAACCAAGTAGCCTCAATTCCGATGTCGACAGCTCGTTCAAGCCACGCCCATCTGTCGAGATGGACTGAAGCGGTTTTGATTTTAGCTTTCTTACAAGTATTAAAGAACTCTTTAAGCCCAGGAATTTCCCAGCCATGTGTATGAGAGTAGAGAACAAGGTCGATAGTTTGTTCATTGATAGCTTTCTCCAGGAGAGGAACGGTAGTTTTATTTTCTTGATACGCTAGGACGTTATGCCCAAGCTGGTTGAGACTCCAGGTACGATCCTGTTCTGTAGAGAATGGGACACCGAAGTTACCAATGAAAAGGATGGTCATAGTTTTATACTAGCAGAGTATACTCTTATTTACAAGCGGTATGTATCTAGCTTCCCAGGCGAAGCATCGCACTTCCCACAGCGAGTTCGCTAAAAAATTATATAGTATTTTTTGACCTTGAGCAATTTACCTTTTGGGACTCCTACAGATCTTGCCCTATAAAAACTGAAACGAAAAACCCGCTATTGCCGAGCGGGTTCTTCACACTTTTACACCACCAACATCAATGAATATAACAGCTGGTAGAGTACAAGTGAAGACCTACGTTGTAGCATTGACAAATGCCAACAGTTAGCATATACTCCATCTATGGATACAACTCACACAGCTGTTCTGCAAAAATACTTCAGCAATCTCGGTACACTATCAGCTTCCAAGCTATCACCTCAAGAGCGTACGGATAGAGCAACGAAAGCAGCAGTTACAAGATGGGCTAGGGTGCGGGGTGATGTCTCAACCTTGCCAACGGCTAGCATAGCCATGCCAACGGCTAGCATAGCCATGCCAACGGCTAGCATAGCCATGCCAACGGCTAGCATAGCCATGCCAACGGCTAGCATAGCCATGCCAACGGCTAGCATAATCTCACCAAGCAAGTTCGCCAGCTGGTCAGCGAATCAAAAGTGCACAATATGTCAGGTTAGAGAGAACAAGCATCTGGGCTTAGAGTTTGATACATACCATAAAAACCATGGTGATTGGCATCCCTTCTCGAGAGCAATTTAAGATAGCGGGCTTGCCCCGCAAGCTAAGTGTGTCTACTACTGGGGAAAAATGACTATCTACGACTGGGAAGTACTAGTCCTTTACTCCCGCCCTGGTTCCATC